CTTATGAAGAAAAATTAAATGAAGTTAGTAAAGATAAGCGAGGTTAAACCCAACCCGAAGAACCCAAGAATAATAAAAGACGGAAAATTTCAAAAGTTAGTTAAGTCTATCCAAGAGTTTCCTGATATGCTAAATAAACGTCCCTTAGTAGTTTTTACTGACGTAGATAACAAATACGTTGTCTTGGGTGGTAATATGCGTTTAAAAGCCTGTAAAGAGATAGGACTAAAGGAAATACCTATTATAGTTGCAGACGAATGGACGGAGGAACAAAAACACGAATTTTTAATAAAAGATAACGTAGGTTTTGGCGAATGGGACTGGGATAGTTTAGCAAATGAATGGGACGCTGAAAAGTTAGACGATTGGGGTTTAGATATTCCTGTTGATTTAAGCGTTCAAGAAGAACTCGAAGCCGAAGAAGATAACTACGAAATACCTAACGAAATAAACACGGATATAGTATTAGGAGACTTATTTGAAATAGGTGAACATCGTTTACTTTGTGGAGACAGTACGGATAGCGACCAAGTGGCAAAGTTAATGAACGGACAAAAAGCGGATATGGTATTTACTGACCCACCTTATAATATTGGGTTTAAAGGTTCAATGTCAAATAAAATGGTAAATGGTAAAAAAGCACCAGCAGATAGTGCAAATCAAAGACACGATGAAATAAAAAATGATGCAATGTCAGATGAGAAATTTTATAATTTTATATCTGATATATTAAAAGAAATAAAAATCAATTGTTTAGGAGCTTATTATATTTGTTTCGGAAGTCAAACATTAAACCAATTATTACAACCCCTTTTAGATTTAGGAATTGAATACAAGTCTATAATTATTTGGATGAAAAACCAAGCAGTTTTTAGTGGTAAAGATTTTAAAAGTAGATACGAACCAATAGTTTACGGTAGATTTAATGATTTTTTTAATGGTGCAAGATTTAATGAAGAAGATATTTGGGAATTTGCAAGAACACAAAAAAACGATTTACACCCAACAATGAAGCCAATCCCTTTAATTGAAAATGCTTTAAATTATTCAAGTAAAGAAGGAATGAAAATATTAGATTTATTTTTAGGCAGTGGTTCAACAATGGTAGCAGCCCACCAACTTAAACGCAAATGCTACGGTATGGAACTTGACCCGAAATACTGCCAAGTTATTATTGACCGTATGAAAAAATTAGACCCGAGTTTAGTTATTAAGAAGAACGGAGTTGAATTAAAATAAATTACAATGGCATACGACAAACAAAAGATATACGAACAAGCAAAAGAAATGATTGTTAAACACCGATTATTTTTCTTTGACGATATTATAGCTTACTTACCTATTTCTTCAAGTACATTTTATGCTTGGGAAATGGAAAAATCGGAGGAGCTAAAAGAATTATTAAATCAAAATAGAACTGAATTAAAAGTTTCAATGCGTTCTAAATGGTACAAGTCAAACGCACCAGCTTTACAAATGGCTTTAATGAAATTAATTGCTTCACCTGAAGAACTTCGTAAACTTGCTATGAACCACACGGTAACAGAAGAAGCTGAAAAACCTATATTTAATAAATTGGATTTAGATGTTGACTAAAACAACAGCGCAAAAGAAAATAGCACAATTAAGAAAAAGAGTTAGGATAATTCAAGGTGGAACGTCAAGTTCAAAAACGTTTACAATACTTATTTTTTTAATTCAGTATGCTATTGACAACCCGAATAGTGAAATATCGGTAGTATCGGAATCAATACCACATATTAAACGGGGTGCATTAAAAGACTTCATAAAAATAATGCGCTGGATAGGTAACTTTAACGAAAATAATTTTAATCAATCAAACCTTACTTACCGATTTACTAAAGGTAGTTACATTGAATTTTTTAGCGCAGACCAACCCGACAAATTAAGGGGTGCAAGGCGTGATATTTTATTTATAAACGAATGTAACAATGTTAACTTTGAGAGCTTTCAGCAGCTTAATATCCGTACAAAAAAATTTATTTATTTAGACTTCAACCCCACCAGCGAATTTTGGGTACACAAAGAACTAAAAGACGAACCAGACAGCGACTTTTTAATTTTGACTTACAAAGATAATGAAGCCTTAGATAATAGTATTGTTCAACAAATAGAAAAGAATCGTTTAAAAGCGGAAACAAGCGCATATTGGGCTAACTGGTGGAGGGTTTACGGATTAGGCGAAATAGGAATGTTAGAAGGTGTTATATTTAGTAACTGGAAAACTATCGATATACTGCCTAAAGAAGCGAATTTAATCGGAATAGGATTAGACTTCGGATACACGAACGATCCAACTGCAATAATAGAAATATACAATTACAACGGGCAACGGATAATAAACGAATTGAAGTATCAAACGGGAATGCTGAATAGTGATATTGCAAACGCACTACCGAAACACGTACCCGTTTACGCTGATTCAAGCGAACCGAAAAGCATTGAAGAAATAAAACGCTACGGAATAACAATTAAAGGCGTTACAAAAGGTAAGGATTCAATAAACTACGGTATTGATGTTATGCAACGTAATGAATATTTAGTTACTTCAAATAGCACCAACCTAATTAAAGAACTTCGAGCGTATTGCTGGAATACTGATAAGCAAGGCACACGCTTAAACAAACCGATTGACACAAATAATCATGGTATTGATGCGCTACGATACCACGAAATGGAAACGTTAGGTATGAATTCTAACTACGGTAAGTATCATATTTGGTAAATAAATAATATTTCGCACCTATTCAAGTATGCAAATAGTGTGAATTATCTTTACAAACTACAAAAACACGAATTAAAAGTTAATATATAGAATGAAAACAGAAATTGTAATACCTACTTCATTAAGTGAAATACCTTTAAAGAGCTACCAAGAATTTATGAAGGTAGTTGAAAAGTCAAATGACGATGAGTTCATAGGTCAAAAGACTATCGAGATATTTTGCGGCTTAAAAATGAAAGACGTTGTAAAGGTCAAATGGAGCGACGTTAAAAGCTTGACCCTACATTTAAACGAAATATTCAAAGCAAAGCCTAAATTTCAAGCTACCTTTAAAATAAAGGATATGGAGTTCGGTTTTATTCCTAATTTGGAGGATATGACTTTTGGGGAGTACATTGATTTAGAAAGTAATATTTCAAACGTAGAAACTTTTCACAAAGCAATGGCGGTAATGTACCGACCTATTACAAAAAAAGTAAAAGACCGTTACGAAATATTTGAGTACAAAGGGACGGATGAATTCAGCGAGGTAATGAAGTACGCTTCGCTGGATGTTGTCTTAGGTGCAACGGTTTTTTTTTCGACTTTAGGAAGCGACTTAGTTCAACATACGCTTACCTCTTTGGAGACGGAGATAAAGAAGAATCCGAAGATAATGACTTTAGCGAAAGAACGCAATTTAATAAAAGATGGGGATGGTACAATTCAATCTATGCGCTTTCTCAGGGAGACGTTACAAAGTTTGATGAAGTTACCCGACTGGGAGTTAGAAAGTGTCTTACCTACCTCACTTATGAAAGACAAAAACGAGAAATAGAAGAACGAGAAATAAAAAAAATACAAAGGCATGGCTAATTATTACACTGTTTTAGATACGTTAAAAACCAACTTAGAAAACGATCCATTTGTAAACACGGTTACTCAAGGCGATATATTTGCGGTTGATTTGGCAAAGCAAACAATATTTCCTTTAGTTCATATTATAGTAAATAACGCTACATTTGAAAGTAATATAATTCGTTTTAACGTGAGTTTAATGGCAATGGATATTGTAAACAAATCAAAAGACGAAGACACAAATATATTCGACGGTAACGATAACGAGATTTACGTACTTAACACTATGCTTTCAGTATTAAATAGGTTATACGAAGAACTTAGACGAGGTGACTTATTTACGGATGCTTTTCAAGTGGACGGTAACCCAACCTTAGAAGCCTTCGCTGAAAGGTTTGAAAACTATTTAGCCGGGTGGACTATGACCTTTGACATTTTAGTTCCTAATGAAATGACTGTTTGTTAATGAGTGAAAGATTAAAAGCGTTACAAAAGTTTCGTGATTTGGTAGTAGCTGAAGCGAAAGCCAATTTACAAAAGATGGGTAAAGATACCAGCGGTAAATTATCGAATTCAATAAAAGGCGACGTTAAAGAAATGCCTAACTCGATTGGAGTATATTTTGAAATGGAGCCTTACGGCAACTTTCAGGATAAAGGGGTTAAGGGTGCAAATCCAACGGGGCTGCCTTCAAGCTCAAAAAACTACGGTAAACAAAACGCTCCTAATTCACCTTATAAGTTTGGCAGCGGTTCTGGACCAAAAGGCGGATTAACACGGAGCTTAGATAGTTGGATGGTCCGTAAAGGAATAGCACCACGAAATGTTAAAGGACAATTTCAAAGTAGAAAAGGTTTGAGATTTATAATAGCTCGAAGTATTTACATGACAGGAATTAAACCAAGCCTATTTTTCACAAAGCCATTTGAAGCTGCCTACAAAACTTTACCCGATACGTTAATAGATAAGTACGGTTTGGATGCCGAACAGCTTTTAAATGAAATATTAGACCAAAATTTAAAGAATATAAAATGAGTATTTTTGCACGTTCACCTTATATAGTAGAAATATCCGAAACAGGACAAGACGGTTCTAAATTAGAAGTATTTATTTGGAACGGTACGGGGAGCGCACCAGCTTCGCCAACTTACACTTTGAGTAAATTAATACCCGCTTCAAACAACGTAAAGACGTATTACAATATTTCACCTTACATTCGTGAGTATATCAGTTGGAATACAAGACAAGAAATTTATAATACTTTTCCAGCAAGCCAAACTACGCAATGGTGCAATGTTCAACTAAAAAGGTACAAATTAGACGGGGGCGTTTACACGCTACTTAGTACAAATTCTTACGTAGCTTATGACGGTTTTGGGTGGTATGAACAAGGATATAATTACACACCGACCTACGACATATTACACGACGAAGGAACGTTTTTTTATTACTACGATGGCAAAAACCCAAGCACAAATTCAAGTAGAAGGGCTGGTCATATAATGGTTAAAACTGCGACAAGCTACAAAGCAAAATATACTAATTTGGCAACGGCTGCTACATTCACACAAAACTTAACAAACAATTCAATTTTAGACGTACCGAGGGTATATGAAAATTATTACGCTGCTGGAAATAAGTTAGAGATAATTATAAATATTTTAGGTAGTGACGTAACTGTTTGGACAGGTTATTTTAAACCTTTCGAGCTATGCCGCTATACAGCCGTTTTGTGCGACTTTGTAAATAAATATGGGTGTTGGCAAAGGACGTGGTTTTTCGCAGCGTCTAACGATACATTCAGCATTGAAAACACGGAATACAATTTAATGCAAAGCACGTTCC